TTCATCATCACTGCACTCCCAAAGTGGCTACGACATCACTCGCTGTTTCGCGGGTACTGCCTTTGCTGGATATAGCCCGGTGCGCCCTGGCCTGCGGTAAAATGGTGTGCGTTTCATTTCCACTGCTCCCCGAACGTGAATCCGATCTCCGCCAGCGCCTCGTCCATCTTCTCGATGAACTCCGGCACCATTTCGTTGAAATCGGTCATGTACTGCGGATCCCGTTCAACAACGACATGGTGAATGCCTTCGCGTTTCATGCGCGGGTCGTAGTTGGCAAAGAACCAGGCGTCTTTTCCGGTTACCCACATGCTGTACTGCACCTGGGCCATGTACTCGGACTTAATGGCTTCGAAACCGCCGAGGCGGAATTTCATAAAGTCGCGGGAGGTGAACGGGCATTTCAATTCGAGGCCGAAATCGTTACTGCAAAGGCCGTCAGGGGAGCATGCAGTGCGCATGCTCTCGTCACGGAACAGGATCGGAGACTCCGTGACTTTCACGTCAGTAGTGAACTCGAAGAGGGTGCGGGCGTCTTCCTCGTACTGCTTGCCCCAGGCCAGAGCCTTGGCGTTAACCTCTGGCGCGACGCCGGTGCATACCTCGGCGAGTAGGGTGTGGAAGTAGGACATCTTCATGCCCGTCCATTTGGTGCCGGAGCGCGGCTTGGAAATGACGTTGTGCACTTCAGAGGCTGTGATAACGCCGAGGCGCAGCCGGTGCCACGCCTCATCGCCCTGTTGGATCGTGGTTACGTCAATGCCAGTCCGGGACAGGATAATTTCGGGTGTCATGCTGCCGCCTTAGCTTTTTTCTGAAGGAAGTTGAACCCTTTCTGTGCCTCTTCTTCAGTGAGGTCTGACGCCTCAAGAATTGGCCGTTTGAAGATGTCGCTGCACACAGGGAGGAAGTCTTTCTCCCAGTCTTTATCCAGTGTCGTTAAGAGATCGGTTATCGCCTGCAGCGTTTCTTCGCTTGCTGCTGGTGGAAGTGCTTCAGTGGTGTTGCGCGGCGTGACGTCACGGATATCAACGTCCAGTGATTTGCCTTCCATTTCTTCGGCGGTAGGCTGCTGTCCAATCTCAGGCCATGCCTTACGCAACGCCTGGGCTTCCGCGCATTTCGCCAACTGTCCGTATGGGCGCTTTTTCCACATCGCGTTCGGCGCCGTGGTGTCGCGGCCGCCGGTGGCATAGTTCTCAATCCAGTATTCTTTGGCACTGAACTCGACGATCTCGCCGCTGGGCATGCGCTTGTAGACGGTGTATTTGCACCATTGAGGGAAAGTTACTTCGACACCAGAAAGCGTCTGAGTCGTGTCTGGCCCGAACTCTGGTTCGCGGGCCCCGGCATAATCGCCGGAGCGGTCTGCCTGAATGCGGTAAAGCCCGATGCCCGGCATGACCACGTCGCGCCATTCGCTTTTACCCGTTCTTGAGTCTTTGACGCTCATCGGCACGAGGTGAACTGGCTTCAGCAACGGATCCAACTGGCGGGCGCGGCAGTAATCGAGCGCCATCATTACCGATTCGTCTTTGGCGCCAGGATAGATACTGTTCTTCAGCGCGCTCCAGGTAGCGACGTCGATGCCTTTTTCCTGCAGCGCGCTCGCCGTGATTGTTAATTCGTTTGCCATCGTTAATCCCCTCAAAAATTAAAACGGGCAGCCGGTACGGTGTTCCCAGTCGTATTCCGCCTGGGCGTAAGCAACTGCCGAAATGAAATCGTTGTAGGCCTCGGCAGCTTTATCGCTGCGAAGCCCTTCGTATGGGCTGGAGTCTATCGGGATCGTGAAGTGGAAGAGGCCGGACGGCTCTTTAGGCATCATGTCGATGATTTTCTGCGCCCGGTCGTCGATCCACTTCTCTTTCTCGTCGGTGATCTGCTGCTCAGCCCAGCGCCGATCTTCGATGCGGTCGTAAGTGAGGTATGCGTTCATGGTTGCCTCAGTAATGAATTTTCGCGCAGGGGATCAGGTTATCTTTCAGAGCGGTAAGCACTTCGATAGCCTGCTCGCGGGTTAAGCTGGTTTGGCTGGTGAGCGCGTTAACGATGTTGGTGCCGACCGTCTTGCGGTGCTTAACGTCAGCTTCACGCTTTGCCTGCTCATCGGCGAGGCGCTTCTCTTCGGCCAGGCGGGCATCTTCGGCCTGTTTGGCCTTCAGGCGCTCGGCTTCAACCGCCGCGGCTTTTTCGCGTTCCGCCCGGGCTTCCGCTTCCTGCTTCTCGCGAGCTGCACGCTGTTCCGCTTCGACGCGCTGGCGCTCCGCCAGTTCAGCGCGGGCTTTCTCTTCGGCTTCACGGCGCGCTGCGGCTTCAATCTCCGCTTTGTGCTTCGCTTCGGCATCGCGGCGGGCTTGTTCTGCCGCTTCCTGTTTCAGCCGCTCATCACGTTCACGCTGAGCCTGTTCCGCCAGACGGCGCTGCTCTTCGCGGTCACGGTCAAAATCCTTGTTCATCAGTAGAGCCATTTCGTGGTCCGCTTCGAACTTGGCAGCCAGCTCCTGATCGAACCTGATGTTCATCTCCAGCGCTTCGGCGTGCATCGCGTTCATGGCTTCTTCAGCCTTAATGCGTTCCTGCTCGGCTTCCCATTCGGTGAGTGGGCGGCGGGTCGCATCGCGCAGCTCGTCGCAGGCATCAACGAATCGCTTAATTTCGGCCTCAGCCGGACGCACAGCCTCTTTCAGGCGCTTCAGGTACTCACGGCCCGGCTTTTCGATTGCCGTCTTGCTGCGGGACACCTGCGCTGCCAGAGAGGCAACACGGTCACGGCCTTTCTTCGTGGACAGGTCCGGCACTTCGTTTACAGCCTGGCGGATTTGCTCAAGGTACGCGTCAAGGCCGCCCGCTACGTAAAGCACTGGGGCCTGTTCCGGCTTGATTTCGATGACAGTTAAGTCCGTTACTTCGCTCATGGTTTCTCCTGAAATTTGGATGTGCAGATCCCGCCCGCGTAATGCCAGGCCGATCGGTTGAATAGGGTGGTTACTGCTGCGCGATGGATTTCGCCGGGAACTCGCCGTTGCGGATGATGCTTTCTACCGGCCAGCACTCAGCTGACACTTTCTGCTCTGTAGCTGCCAGGCTGCATTCCTGCTGGCTGTCGTAAACGCCGAGAATGACATCCTGATAATCACCGTTGGTCATTGCCACGGTCAGGACGAGTGCGAATAAAGTTTCCATCAGTGAAGAGTCCTCCCGATGGCGACGGCGTAAAGGCGTTTTGCTTCTTCCCACGCCGGAGCATTGCGATGGAGCACCGCGAACGACGCGAGCCGTTGGGCCTCTCTGATCTGCTGCTGGTTTACCATGATTTCCTCTTGGCCTTATCGCGGCGAACGGAACGGTTAATACAAGACTTCAACGCATTTATTCAGTGTTTCAATGGGCGGTGGATGGCCGCCGGTTGTCATAACTTGAGCCACTCGTAAATGACTCCAGGTATGAAAAAGGCCGCCTACCTGGCAGCCTCAACTTGAATGAGTGCCGGGATGTTTAGCCACGCCCGGCGCGTGCTCTCCTGCTATTCCCCAACAGCAAGAAATCGCTTACTCTTTAATCTCCCCAACAGTAGAAAGGATATATTCATGCAAACCATGCGGACCGTGTGCCCTGACTGCGGAAGTGAGATGTTCAACCAGCCCGATGATTTTGACTTTGAGACAAATTTCACCGGCGTCAGTTGTGCTGACTGTGGTCGAGAAATCACTAAGGAAGATGTTGTCAATCAGGCCACGGACACGGTCAAAAAACAGATCGACGACATGCTCAGGAATTCCCTGAAAGGAACTGGCTGGAAGTTCTAGTAGCTTTAAAAGCTCCCCGGTCTGAGTAAGCACCTCGCTGGCGTCTACGTTAAGCAGTAGTGGCGCCGTTTTTTTATCTGACATACACACCCCTCTGGTTATTTACCATCAGCCCCTCGCAAAGAGCTGCTGGTAAAGCTTCCCCGATGTTCGGGAACTGAGCAGCAAACCATTCCGGTGCGGAGTCCTCTTCGTGTGCTATACCCGCCACGCGTTACACACCTGCCTCAATCCCATTGGGCGCCGCAACCTCTGTGAAGTTGCTGAGGTATGGCCGATAAAAAACCCGCCGTGGCGGGTCTTCAGAAATAGTCTTTGTGGTCGTGCATCGCTCGCTCGAGGATTACCTTTGCATCTTCAAAGTTGGCAGATTCAAAAGCCTCTCTTATGGCCTTAGCCAGGCAAGTTGCATCGCTTTCATAGTCGTCAGCTCTGCTTTCCCAGTTTGATGCCTCTTCTTCAGCCTCATAGAGGCGGTCGCCATACTCGCACTCGAGTTCCTGGCGCACTTCATCACGAAGCTTCTCCTTGATGATTTCGGAGGCTTCTTCAATCGGCATTGTTTCCAGAATCGTCTCTGGCTGATGAGTGCCGTATTTCAGTGAGATGTCTGTAGCAAACATGCAACCTCCAAAAAAATTGCCCTCACACTGGAGGGCAAAGAAGATTTCCAATAATCAGAACAAGTCGGCTCCTGTTTAGTTACGAGCGACATTGCTCCGTGTATTCACTCGTTGGAATGAATACACAGTGCAGTGTTTATTCTGTTGCTTATTCCAAAGCAAATTTAACCATCAACAAACTCTTCTGGTAATTTATCAACCAGTTGATGACTTATTATCAGCCATTTGCCATCCTTCGTTTCGTATGCATATTTCTGGTCTTTTATCATCATGTGTTCGGCTACTGCCCTAACTGCCTGATCGGTGACATCTTCTCTCTTTCCCACCCACATTCCTTTTTCAGTGTTTAATGTTCCTTGAAAAATACGACCGCTTAATGGGCTTGCGCCCATAGTTTTTACTCTCATGTATCAGCTCTCAAATAAGTGGTTTGCTGCCAAAACAATGAACCATCCGGAAATTCCAGATAGTTCAT